CCTGATATGACACTTCATAATCTTCAGTTTTGGAACTGTATGGACTATGGAGTCGTTGCAGTACAGAAACAATTCATTGGTTCGATGCACTATGAGGTCATGACAAGAGACTTTGGAACGCAAACTGGTACTTATATCTGTACTTTAGATAACTATCATCAAGATGTGGACGCAGTTGACTACTCTACAAGCGAACAACCTGCCGAACATAAGTCTCATAACCTACTTGAACTCGATAATGGGCAGTTTTGCCTCTATCCAAACAACAGAATGCGTATCTATGATAACAGTTTGACTCCAGAAACACCTAAAGTGCCTGATTTCAAAGTTTCAACAGTTTATTATCAAGTTGAGAACGGTCATGATCGTGATGGATTGGGTTCAGAAGAGAATTATTTCTGGCAAACAGCAAAAGAAAGGGCAATTGACATGAATGTAGGTGCTGGAAACACTGCTTTTGACATAAATTTGGGTTAAAAATAATTTTTAGTTGAAACTGACATAAATAAAACAAGAAAACTCATATTCTGATGGCAGTTACACGAATATCTCAAGGATTTAAGGATATTAGTCTGTCTTTTGAACCTCATCCAGTAACAAAAGACATTACTATAATCAAAAATGAGAACGCAATCAAGCGTTCGATAAGAAATTTAGTGCAAACTATTCCCACAGAGCGATTTTTTCAACCAATTATTGGTTCAGGTGTTCGAGAGAGTCTATTTGACTTTGTAGATTTCGGAACAGCATCAGTAATTCAGAAAGAAATCGAAACTGTGATTGAAAACTTTGAACCAAGAGTCGATAATGTCAATGTGGAGGCAATTGCTCGTCCAGATGACAACGAATTCGAGGTAAATGTCTATTTTAACATCGTTGGAAGTGAGTTCCCGACCCAAGAATACACATTTATGCTAGAAGCAACAAGGTAATATGCCTTTTACCAAATTTTCAAACCTAGATTTCGATCAAATTAAGACATCGATCAAAGATTACATCCGTTCAAGTTCAGATTTTACTGATTTTGACTTTGAGGGATCAAATTTATCTGTTTTAATTGATACTTTAGCATATAATACGTATATTACGGCTTTTAATTCAAATATGGTCGTAAATGAGTCATTTTTAGACTCTGCAGTTTTAAGAGAGAACGTAGTTTCGCTTGCAAGAAATATAGGTTATGTACCACGCTCCAGAACCGCTGCAAAAGCAGATATTACATTTCCAGTATCAATCAATACCACTACATATGACACCGCTACAGTGACCTTAAAGGCAGGTTTAGTGTGTTTAGCAAGTTCAGTCGAAGATTCATATACTTTTTCAATTTCTGAAGATATTACAACTACAGTTGTCAATGGAGTTGCAACTTTTGGTACTTCTGATGCTCCAGTTTCAGTCTATCAAGGAACTTATGTACAACAAACGTTTGTAGTTGATGGATCATTAGATCAAAGATTCATTATTGATAATGCTTTTGTGGATAGTTCTACAATTGTTGTTTATGTAAAGGGTTCATCTGATGCAGGACGAGGATTACAATATTCCAAGGTAGATAATATTGTTGGTGTAACAGGAACTTCATTAACTTACTTAATTCAAGAAGTTCAAGATCAAAGATATGAATTATTATTCGGAGATGGTGTTTTTGGTAAAAAATTAGAAAATGATACCGAAATTACTGTTGGTTATATTATTACCGATGGGAAAGATGGAAATGGTCCTTCTAATTTTTCATATTCAGGAACAATTACAGATTCTCTTGAAAATATCATACCTCCTTCTTCACTTCCTTTAATTACAACAGTCTCAAAGGCATCTAATGGTGGTGAAATCGAATCTATTGACTCTGTTAAGTATTTTGCTCCTAGACTTTACTCGGCACAGTATAGAGCAGTTACAGGAAGAGATTATGAAGCAATAATTCAAAATATTTACCCAAACACTGAAAGTGTTTCTGTTGTTGGAGGAGAAGAATTAGATCCACCAGAATTTGGAACAGTATTAATTACAATCAAACCAAAAAATGGTGATTATGTATCTGATTTTGATAAACAACTCATTTTAGCAGATTTAAAGAATTATTCACTTGCAGGAATCAATCAAAAAATACTTGATCTTAAATTACTTTATGTTGAACTTGAATCTTTTGTATATTATGATGCATCAAAAGTTAGTAACGTAAATGCACTGAAAACAAGAATTACAGAAGGTCTTACAACATATTCTAAATCAACTGATGTAAATAAATTTGGTGGTAGATTTAAATATAGTAAGGCATTGAATATTATTGATGATATTGATACTGCAATCACTTCAAACATCACAAGAGTTAAAATAAGAAGAAATTTAAGAGCAGTTTTAAATTCATTTGCTCAATATGAACTTTGTTTTGGTAATAAATTTAGAATCAATCAAGAAGGTAAAAATATTAAGAGTACTGGATTTACTATTGAAGGTGAAAATGAAATAGTATATATTACTGATATTCCAAATAAAAATTCAAGTGGTAATCTTGATGGATCAGGAAAAGGTGTTTTATCAATTATAAGAGAGGACTCATTAAAAAATGTTGTAGTTGTAGTTAAGTCTGCTGGAACTGTTGACTATACTCACGGTGAAATTACACTTACTACTGTTAATATCACATCTACAGTACAGGAAAATAACGTAATTGAAATGCAAGCATTCCCAGATTCAAATGATGTTGTTGGATTGAAGGATTTATATCTCGATTTTAGCATCTCCAGTACTACCATAAATATGGTTAAGGATACAATTACATCAGGTGAACAAATATCAGGTGTAGGGTTCAAGGTCACTTCCAGTTATTCAAACGGAGCATTAACAAGGTAATATGATTACTACTGGTATTGATGCGAGGGTACAGATACAACAAATATTAGAAAATCAACTTCCCGAATTTCTTTTATCTGAAAACCCTAAAGCAGTAGAATTTTTAAAACAATACTACATCTCTCAAGAGCATAGAGGTGGGCCGACTGATCTTGTCGATAATTTAGATCAATATTTAAAATTAGATAATTTAACACCCGAAGTTATTGTTGGAATCACATCTTTAAGTGTTGGGATTGGTACCACTGCTGCATTAAATTCTGTTAATGTATCAAGTACAAAGGGATTTCCAGATAAAAATGGTTTATTTAAGATAAATGATGAAATATTTACATATACTGGATTAACTACCAATACATTTACAGGAGTCACTCGTGGATTTAGTGGTATTACTTCATATAGAGCAGATAATTCTCCAAATGAATTAGTATTTTCACAATCTACACCTTCTACTCATGCAGGTGATTCTACTGTTATAAATTTAAGTTCTCATTTTTTAAAGGAATTTTATAATAAAATAAAGTTTACTCTTACACCAGGATTAGAAGATACAAGTTTTGTGTCCAATCTTGATGTAAGTAATTTTATAAAAGAGTCAACATCACTATACAGATCAAAAGGAACTGAAGAATCTTTCAAAATACTGTTTGGTTCCTTATATGGAGTTGATCCAAAGATTGTAGATCTTGAAGATTACTTGCTTAAACCTTCCACTGCAGAATTTACTCGAAGAGAAGTTTTAGTTGTTGAAAGAATATCTGGTGATCCAAATAAACTAGTAGGACAAACTGTTAGAAAATCAACTGATGTTAGAACACAAGGTTCTGTATCAGAAGTTGAAATATTCAGCAGATCCTTTGGTAGGACTGGGATTAGCACATATTATAAATTAAATTTATTTGTAGGATATAATGATGAATCTCTTATTGAAGGTACATTTACAGTACCAGGTAAGACAAAGGTAATTGGTAATGTATCAGTTGGTTCATCTGTAATTACTGTTGATTCAACTGTAGGATTTGGAACAACAGGTACATTTATATGTGGAGTTAATACTGCTGTAAATTATACTGAAAAGACTGTTAACCAATTCCTAAACTGCGACGGAATTACAACACAAATTTATTCAACTGATAATTTGAGATCTGATGAATTTATTTTTGGATATGAAAATGGTGATATAAGCAAAAAAGTAGAAATGAGAATAACAGGTGTTATTAATGATTTTGTTCCAATATTAAACACAAATAAATCTTCCATCGGTGAAAAAATTAGTGTTAGAAATCTTGGAGAGAGTATACCTAATCCATCAGTAAATAAAACATATAAAGAAATATTTGCAAATTCGTGGATTTACAATACATCATCCACTTTTGAAATAGATAAAATAAATGGAACATCATTTACATTAAAATCAGATACTGATAAATCAAGTTTAAAAATAGGTGATAATGTAGAAATAATTCTTCGTAAACAATATTCAATAAGTGCTACTGGTGTAATAGGTGATATTGATGTATCAAATACAAAACAAATTACAGTAAACAATCTCACCTTTGTTGGTATAACTACACAAGGTTTCCTTGAAACAGAAATACATGATTTAAGAAGAGTTTTAAATAAAGCGACTAGTACTGTAACTCCAATTCAATATGGTAATAATGTTGTTACAACTGATGTTCAGAATGTATATAATGAACTTGATGATAATTTTTATGTGGCATCTAACTCTTTACCATCTTATAATATAAACGTAGGAACATCAAAAACTTTCATATCGCAAGCAAAGGGGACACAAAATAATGGAACTCAATTACAACAATTTAATGCTGCGACTTCCAAATATCAAATTATATCATTTCCAGGTCCTGTTCCATTTTTAACTGGTGATGAAATTGTTTACACATCAGGTATCTCAACAGACCCAATTCAGGGTTTAGAATCAGGTAACACATATAATGTAAAGGTTTTAGGTAATACTAACCAAATTAAAATATATAAATCACTTTCGTTTATTGTAGGTGATGATTTTGTAGAAATTACAGAACCACTTGGACTTGGTGCTAATGCTACTCATACTTTTGAATTAGCAACTCAAGCAAATAAGAACATAGGACCTGAAAAGGTTTTAAAGAAATTTCCTATAGGACAAGATGTTAGATCTGGAGATGGTGTAAAGACAAATCCTGGTTCTGTTGGAATGTTAAAAAATGGTGTTGAGATATTAAGTTATAAGAGTGAAGATAAAATATTTTTTGGATCTATAACCAATTTAAACGTCTTAAACACTGGTTTTAATTATGATGTGATCAATCCACCTACGATTGATTTAACAGATCCTCCAGTCGGTATTGGGACTGGTACAAAGGCATTGATTCAACCTGTTGTTTCTGGAGAAGTTACAAATATAGTTGTAGACCCACAAGAGTTTGATTTAATTGATGTGAAGTCAATTACTATAACTGGTGGTAATGGTGAAGGAGCAGTTTTCCAACCATTTTTAACTCAAAGATATAGAGAAATAAGTTTTGATGCTCGCCAATCATATTTACCTGGTGATGGTGGAGTTGATATTCAACATGATCAACTTGAGTTTATTAGAGAGCATAACTTACACAACGGACAAGCATTAGTTTATGATCGTAATGGTAATGCAGAATTAGGAATTGGAACAACTGGTGGAGGATTTGGAGGATCTGATACAGATTCAGGAAGAACATTAAAAGATGGTAGTGTATATTACCCACAGGTTGTTGGTTTAAGTTCAATAAGACTTTATGAAACTGTTTCTGATTTCCAAGCAGGTATTAATACAGTTGGATTCACAACAATATCTACAAATGGTATTCATAAATTTAGAATGTATGAACCACAAAATACTCTAAATTCAGTAAAAGTTTTAAATTCTGGTAGTGGTTATACAAACAGACAATTAATAGTAAAACCATCTAATGTATCTACAATTGATAATACAATTACTTTTGAAAATCATGGATTTAAAAATGGTGAAAAAATAATATATTCAAGCACTGGATCACTTGTAACAGGATTATCAACTACAATTCAATATCAAATTATTGAAATTGATGATAATACTTTTAGACTTGCAGATGCTGGAGTTGGTGGAACTATAACTACAAACTATACAAGAAAAGAATATGTAAAAATTACTGGTATTGGAACTGGTTCACACACATTTAAATATCCATCAATACAGTTAAATGTAGAAGTTGAGTATGTGGGAGTTTCTACAGGTCCTACAGGAATCAATACTACTCCAGTTGGTATTCTTACAGTAACACCTCTTATTAGAGGTACTATTGATCAGACTTATGTTTATGAAGGTGGTGCAGGATATGGATCAACTGTTCTTAACTTTGAGAGAAAACCACTTGTTACTATTAAAAATGGTAAGAAGGCTGAACTAAAACCAATTATTGCAAATGGTAAAATCATCACTGTTCAGGTACAAAAAGGTGGTGAAGAATATAATGCTGCTCCAGATTTAGAAGTTGTTGGTTTTGGAACCGCAATCGGTGCAAAATTAAGAGCAGTGGTTGAAAATGGTGAAATTGTAAACGTTGTCGTTATAAAATCTGGTATTGGATATGCTACTACCAATACATCAATTAAAGTTACTGCACCTGGTTCTGGTGTTATTTTAGAACCAGATGTAAGAGGATTATCAGTAAGTAGATTTGATAGATTTGGTGATGAATTATTAACTGAATCAGAAAATGCTACAGATCAACTTCGTTATAGTATTGTTGGATATCCTGCAAATGTCAGAGTTGCTTTAGGAGATACTGGAGCATCACATTCTCCTATTATTGGTTGGGCATATGATGGAAATCCAATTTATGGTTCATATGGATATACAACCTCAAATGATGAGAATTCTACTATCGGAATTATAACTTCAAGTTATAAATCTAATGCTGCAAATATTGTTGATAGACCAGTTGGATTTTCAACAGGATTTTTTGTTGAAGATTATGCATTTGATGCATCTGGTGATTTAGATGAAAGTAATGGTAGATATTGTAAGACACCTGATTTTCCAAATGGAATATATGCATACTTTGCTTCTATAGGAGTTAATCCATCTAATAATGTTGTTGAAACAACTTTCCCTTATTTTATTGGAGATGTTTATAGATCAAATCCTATCGATGAAAATTTCTCAATTAATCAAGAAAACTTTGAATTTAATTCATCAGATTTAATTAGAAATACCTTCCCTTACGGACTTGCTGACAATTTTGCTGATAATGATTTTATTGTTGAATCGAATGAGTTAGTAGAACAAACAGCAGAGATAGAATCAACAACTAAAGGTAATGTTACATCATTTAGTGTTGTAAGTCCTGGTATTGGTTATACTGTTGGAGAGGGAGTTTTATTTGATAATACGGATACCGAGGGTAATGGTCTTAATGGGGAAATTGGTAGAATTACTGGTAAATCAATTATTGATATTAATACTACAATAAGTACATATCAAGATGTAGTATTTGTTTGGAACAGTCCAAATCAAATATCTGGATACATATCAACATCACATACTTTAAATCAAAATGATAACGTTGTTGTATCTGGTGTATCAACTTACATTAAAAATCTAACTAATTCTCATAATATTGGAGTTGAAACTGCAAGAACTGTTTTATATAAGGACATTCCTACAAATAATACTGCTGGTATTGTAACTGATATATTTGTATCAAGTATTCCAAATAATGTTTCTGTTGGTAGTAGTATTGGTATAGGAACTGAAAAATTCTTGGTTCTACAGAAATTTGATGATAGAGGTGTTTTAAGAGTTAAAAGAGGTGTAACTGGTTCTGCTCATACAACATCAACTTTAGTTGAATTAATTCCTAGTTTCTTCTCATTACCAGTAAAGAGTGATTACTTTGATTCTAAAGTAAATGATAAAGTATATTTCAATCCAGTAAGTTCTGTTGGTGTAAGTACAAACGTTGGAATTGGTACAACATTAAGTTATACTGTCGGTGAAGTTGAAACTATAATTGATGCACAAGCTCAAAGCATATACTTACCTAATCATCCGTTCAAAACAAGTCAAGAAGTTACATTCACAAAATTAGGACCACAGAATGCAATAACTGTATCTAATACTTCTGGTGGTGCTCAATTTAATATTCCATTACTTGGAAATACCCAAACTCTTTATATAATCAATAAATCAAAAGATTATATTGGTCTTACCACCCAAAGAGAGTTAGCATCAACTAGTGGTGGTCTTTTGTTTGTTTATAATGGATCTGATAATAATGAATATCTTTTAGAATCTAATTTTACTCAAGTTACTGCAAAAACACAAAAGATTACATCAAAAGTAGCAGTTTCAACCTCACATGGTTTACTTAATAATGATGTTATTAATTTAACAGTAAGTCCTAATCAATCAGGAGTAACTACAGTTAAATATGATGCATCTTCAAATAAATTATTAATTAATCCAATTTCATTTACAAATTCATCAGTAAGAACTAATGATTTGAATTTAAGTAAGCACAAATTTAAAACAGGTGAAAAGGTATTCTATGATGGAAGTGCTGTTGGGTTGTCTACTGGATCTTACTATGTTTATAGAGTTGATGATGATATTATACAATTAGGAAAAACCAGATATGATGTTGTTACATTTCCACCAAACGTAGTTGCAATAACAACAAATACAGGTGGATCTGGACAAGAACTATCTAAAATTAATCCAGAAATAGAAGTCGTTAAAAATAATAATATTACATTTGATTTATCAGATAGTTCTTTAAATGACTATAACTTTAAACTTTTTTATGATAATGAATTTAATAATGAGTTTATATCTACAGGATCTACAGAAACATTTGCAGTAACTGGTGCAGGTACTACAAATCTTACATTAACTTATCAAAATACAAATCCTGTCGAATTATTCTATTCTATAGAAAAATCTGGGTTTATAAGCACATCTGATACTGATGTAAGTAATAGATCAAAAATATTATATGTTGATAGTGAATATGATTCATCATATTCTGTATTTGGTGTTGGAACAACTACCTTTAATGTTTCATTATCAGGAGAACCAGAATCTTTATCATATACAACTTCAAATATTGGTATTGGTACATTTAAATATTCCACATCATCTAAAAATACAACAGGTGGTGTAGACCATGTTAAATTAAACTTTGGTGGATATGGATATCAAACACTACCTGTATTTGTTAGTATGGCATCTACCACTGGATCTGGTGGACAAGTTATTCCGTTATCAAATAATATTAACCAAATAAAATCAGTTAAGATATTAGATCCTGGTTTTGAATATTCATCAGATAAAACTTTAAGACCTGAAGCATCAATATCACCATCAATTACAGTAAGAAATTCAAATCAAATTACTAAAATAGATGTTTTATATGGTGGAAGAAATTATCAAAGTGATCCAATTTTAGTAATAGTAGATCCTGAAACAAAACAAGTTGTCAATACAGGTGCTATAGAACCAGAAATAACAGGAAATTCAATAACAGATGTTAATATTATTTCTTTACCAAATGGGTTAAAACCATTAACTCACTCAATTTTTGCTACTAGCAATAGTAATGGATTCTCCATTCAAACTGTTGTTGGTCCTTCAACTACTAATATCACTGGAGTTGTAACATGTGCTTTAGTTACTCCAACACTAGGTTTTAGTAATAGTCCACCTCCTTTTGCTGTTGGAGATCAAATATACGTAGAAGGAATACAAAAATTTAGTTCAATTGGTGATGGATTTAATTCAGAGGATACTGGATTTAACTTCTTTACTATCAGCAAGTATACTGCACAAAATGCTCAAACAGGATTAGCAGAAGTAGAATTTGACTTAACAGAATTCACATCTAATACAGGTATTGCTGTAACAGATCAAAAGGGATTCGCATCGATTATTAAATATGATGATTATCCTCGTTTTGAAGTAACTCAAAATTCCTCACAATTTATAACAGGTGAAGAAGTTGTAGTATTGATTAATGGAGTTTATACATCTCAAGGATTAAGTGTTGCAGAAAGTGATGGAGAAAATCTTAAAGTATATGGAATTTACAGATTGTCTGTAAATGATACTCTAAAAGGTGTTTTAAGTGGAACCATTGCTACAATTAATACTCTAGTGAGAAACACTGGAAGATTTGATGTAGATTATTCTTTAGAAAAAAATAATGGTTGGTCTAATAATATTGGTAAGTTAAGTGAAGATTATCAGGTATTACCTGACAATGATTATTACCAGAATCTATCTTATAGTATAAAGAGTCCTATAGGATATGAAGAATTTGTAAATCCAGTTAACAGACTTGTTCATACTAGTGGATTAAAGAATTTTGCTGATACTGGAATCACAACATCAATTGGTGTTGGTAGAACGACTAACGAAAATATAAGTGTGATTGTTCGTGATTTGATTGATGAAAGAAGAGTTGATACAATCAATAATTTTGATTTAGTTCTTGATACAGACAGTCTTGCAAATAAATCTAGATTCTTAAAATTCAAAAATATTAAACTTTCTGATTATATTAATAACAAAACTAATAGAACTTTACAAATTGATGATATTAGTCCCCTATTTTCTAACTCTGAAGTTTCAACACAAGGATTTAGTCAATTAATTGTTCCTGAAGACTTTGCTAGATTTTTAGTACAACTAAAAAATCCAAATACAAATGAAAGTCAACTTACTGAACTTTTAGTTTATAGAGATAATAACGATACATTTACTCTTGAAAAGGGTAGTTTATTTACAGGATCAAATGAATTGGTATCTGTAACAGGTGACGAAACTGTTCTTAAATTTACACCAGCAGATATTTTCAATGATGATTTTGATATTAAAGTATTAAAGAGTTCTGTGATAAGCACTATTGCAGGAATTTCTACAAGATCTGTTGGATTTGTAAATTTAGTAAGTTCTAATAGAGTTGTTGGATCTGGTGTTACTTTTGAAATTATTGCAAATTCAAGTTCTAGTCTTGACTCTTATTTTGTTACTTCTGAAATAAAAGATCAAACAACAAACGAAAGAAGCGTTGTTGAACTTTATGTAACTCATGATGATACAAATTCCTATGTAACTCAATACTTTGCTGATAGTGGAATATCAAGTGCTTTCTCATCAAACTTCATTGGCACATTTACTTCAAGTTTAGAGTCTGGTGTCATTTCATTAAATTATGAAAACACTTCATCAAATCAAGTAGATGTGAGATCCAGAATAGTTGGGTTTGGAACTACTGCTACTGGTATATCAACTTATCATTTTACTGCAAATAATCAAACTGCTGGAACAGAAAGAAGTTTAAAATATGAATCCAAGTTCTTTAATATAACAAATTCCAATTCAAATACATCATATGGTCATGGTGTAGGAATTGATACTTCTATAATCACTGGTGTTAAGAGTATGATTAGAGTGTCACTGGGTGGTACTAGTGCTGTTCACCAAACATTACTCATGTTTGATGGCAGTGATACTCATTTATTACAATATCCATTTGTTTCAATAGGAACAACATCTGGAATCGGAACCTTTACTACATCATCTTCGGGTGGAAAAACATTCTTGAAATTTAATCCTGAATCTGCATTTAACGGTTCAAGTATAGAAGTACGACAATATGATGAAATAATTTACACTGAATCAGATTCATTTAATATCCCATCAGATTTACTGTATGGTCAAATTTCAGAATCCATAACTTTAGTTGGATATAATGCTATTAATGGTAATAGAATTAATAGAACATCTTTTGATCTAAAATATCTCGGAACTTCTATTTTTGAAAAAACCTTTGATCCTTCAGATACTTCAATATTAAATCCAGCAACAGGAACATTTACAATACCAAATCATTTCTTCAGAACTGGTGAAAAATTAATTTATACTCCTAAATCAACCTTAACTGGTATAGGTAGTACTGCTATGCAGCATGTTTCTGGTACAGATTTACCTGAAGACGTATTTGCTATTAGAACTAATAAAGATCAATTTAGATTAGCAACATCAGCAGCAAATGCAAATGCTGGTACAGGTGTTACATTCTTAAGTCTTGGTAGTGGAAATGTTCATGAATTAGAAATGGACTTAAAGAATGAAAAAGCACTAATGTCAATTGATGGTATTATACAGTCACCAATCGCATTTACACCAGTAAGCACAACATTAACAAGTAATGGTGCTCATATTTCTACAAGCAGAACTATATTTGAAGTAGCAGGTATAGCAACAATTACTTCAAATGACATTGTTAAAGTAGATGATGAATACATGAAGGTTGTATCTGTTGGTATCGGAACAACTGCATTAGGTCCTATAAGTGGATCTGGATCTGCCAACTTATTAGAAGTTGAAAGAGGATTTGTTGGATCATCAGCAACAGCTCACACTGATACTACTGTTGTTAGAAGGTATGTGGGATCTTATAATATTGTTAATAGTCAAGTACATTTTGTAGAATCTCCATTAGGATCGAGCACAACACAATTAAATCAATTAAATTTACCATTTGCAAGATCTACATTTAACGGAAGAGTATATTTAAGAGATGATTATACAACAAACGCAATTTTTGACGATATATCAACAGAATTCACTGGAATAGGACAAACTTTTGCAATTACAAAAGAGGGAGTTGGTATAGGTTCAACATCACTATTGATAGGAAGTTCTCTTTTAGTTGTAAATGGTATGTTCCAAAAACCAACTACAGTTAATAACACAGGTAATAATTATTCTTTTGCTGCAGTCGGAACTACAGAATCAAATATTATATTTACAGGTATAACATCTGATGATAATTCTACAATTATAGATCAAATAGATGTCAATCAAAACCAATTACCTAGAGGTGGTAAAATTGTATCACTTGGATTTACAGGTGGATTAGGTGTTGCACCATTAGTAGGATCAGTTGTTCATCCTGTCATAGGTGCTGCTAAATCAATATCTGAAATAGTTGGTATTCCAACTTCTGATGTTGATATATCTTTAGGAATTGCTACAGCATCCTATAACAATAGAACTGGATTATTAGAAGTTACTACAGTTAAATCTCATAAGTTTAGAACTACAAATGAGCAGGTTAGATTAGTTGGTCTTGAATTTACTTGTAGTGGAAGTTT